TTGGGTGGGGGTATTGCAGTAATGGCCAGCGTACTCAATCGGACAACCCGACAGTATTTGGCGTCAGCCCATACGCCGGATTATCCGACGGTTGACTGGATTCATAATCCGGACATGAGTGCCGTGGTGGGGTTCGACAGCCGCTACTGGGTCATCACTGGCGACGTGGTGACGTTGATGGATGCCGCCGCGCGGGCGTCGCTTGACGCGGCGGCCTTAGAGGCTGCGCGGGATAGCTTGGCGGGCCAGCTTGACCAGACCGAGGATATTTTGCGGGCGGTGGTGTTGATGGTGCTGGATGAACTCAATGCGCATTCGGCGAAGGTCAACGCCCTGCTGACCGCCATCGACAATGCGTCGACGCTGGCGAACCTGAAAACGGCCGTAGCGGCGATTGCCGATTTGCCTACTCGCACGGCGGCGCAGGTGAAGACGGCAATTCGCAGCAAGCTGGGGGTGTGAGATGGCTTCCGGTAACACGCTGCTGATATTCCTCGCCGAAGAAGGTCGCCCGCCGACGAGTAACGGCGCCACGTTTGATGTGCGCAACAACATCGCCTGCTTCGACTTCGACGACACGACCGGCGAGGCGGTGGTTTTCACTGGTGTCTTGCCGCGTAATTATGCCGGTGGTGGCATCACCGTCTACCTGCATTGGGCGGCGACGAGTGCCACAACAGGCACTGGCGGCTGGCTTGTTGCCTTCGAGCGAATCGGCGACGGGCAGCAGGATATCGACTCGGACGGCTTTGCGTCGAATCAAACTGTGACGGCAGTGACTGTGCCTGCAACAAGCGGTCACGTGGACATTACCAATGTCGCGGTGAGCGACGGCGCCAACATGGACAGCATTGCGGTCGGCGAACTGTTCCGGCTCAAGGTCACGCGCGACGTGGCGAATGACACTGCCGCGGGCGACCTGGAGCTGTACGCGGTCGAGCTGAAAGAGACCTGATCCGTGGCGCGATCTTTTGCCGCAGCAAGCTCGCAATTTCTCTACGTTGCGAGCAACCTTGGGATAACCGCTGAGCCGTTCACGTTTGCGTGCTGGGGGCAAAGCTCCGACGCCGCGAATAATCAGAACTTGATGGCGTTTTCAAGGTCTGCGTCCGATAGCGGCGTTTATCTTCTAGCCATGCGTGGGAGCGTGGCGGGCGATCCCATTGCAGCGATCAAACAAAACGATGCCGGCACCGCCAGCGCGTTCGCCAACACTACAACGGGCTACTCAACAGGATCATGGCACTCCGCCTGTGCTGTTTTTGAGTCAACTACTTCCCGTACAGCTTCGATTGATGGCGGTAGCAGTGGAACAAACACGACTAGCGTTTCTGCGGTAACTGGTTTTGAGTTTTCAATTGGAGCCGCATACCCAAGGCTGACGACTCGTGCGTATTTGAGCGGTTATGTCGCCTTTCCTGCCGTCTGGAATGTCGCACTGTCGGCCGCCGAAGTCTTGATGCTGGCCAAGGGCGCGCACCCGTTCAGCGTCCGGCCGGACAACCTGATCGCCTTCTGGCCGCTGGACGAAAAGACTGGCGGCGCGCGGGACGTTGTAGGCGGCTACAACCTCACCGCCAGCGCCAGCGAGCCGACGTGGGTGCCGGACCCGCCGGTGCTGGTGCGCCGGCCGCGACGGTCGAAGGTGTGGGCTGGGGGTTCGTCGGGCGCGCAGTCGCTACTGCCAGGACTTTACGTCGACGCCGACACATTCCACGCCCCAACCGTCAGCGCCACGTATGCGCTATCGCCAAGCCTGTATAGCGATGCCGATTCCTTCTATTCGGCGACCGTATCGGCAACCTATGCGCTGACGCCTGGACTCTACGCCGACGCCGACAGCTTCTACTCCGCAACGGTCAGCGGGACGTACACGATCGCGCCCGACCTTTACGTCGATAGCGATGCGTTTTACTCACCGGTCGTTTCGCTCGGCGGCGCACAGACGCTGCTGCCGTCGTTGTACGTTGATGCCGACACGTTCCCGTCCGCCACGGTTTCGGCTACCTACACGCTGGCCCCCGGCCTTTACAGCGACCCGGATAACTTCTACGGGCCGACGGTATCGACGACGTATGCGCTGGCGCCTGCTCTATACGTCGATGCGGATACTTTCCACGCGCCAACTGTCGCGCCGGGTGTTTGGATCGTTTCGCCTGGGCTGTACATTGACGCCGATGCGTTCTATTCGCCGTCCGTAGCGCCCGGCGCCGTTTCGCTGATTCCGTCGATCTACATCGATTCCGACGTCTTTTACCCGGCAACGCTTGCGGGCGGATCGCTGCTGGTGCCGCCATTCAGCGCATCGTTGTCTTCGATTGCAGCCGCCGCTGTGCTATCCAGCGCATCCGCTCGCGCCAGCCTGACGAACACAGGAGCCACCGCACAATGACGACGCCATCGTATGACGTTGGGGACCAGCGCCGGCTAAGCGTGGCGTTTGCAGACAGCGCCGGCACGGCCGGCGATCCGGGCACGGTGACGTTCGCCATCCGCGCGCCAAGCGGCACGGTGACGTCGTATACCTACGGCACGGACGCTCAGCTGGTCAAGTCCGGCACAGGCGCCTATTACGTCGATTGGACCATCGCCGCGCCGGGACGATACACCTACCGTTTCGCCGGGTCAGGCACCCTGACGGCCGCCGAGAACGGCGAGTTCTATGCGCGTCGCGTGGAGGCCACGGCATGAGCCTTGCGCTTGTGACGGCGCCAACGGTTGAGCCGGTGACGCTGCAAGAGGCTAAAGACCAACTGCGGATAGACGGCAGCGACGATGATGCAACGGTTTCGATGCTGATCTCGGCCGCCCGGCGCTGGTGCGAGGACTACACGGGGCGCACGTTCGTCACGACCACGTGGGATTGGTCCTTTGACTGTTTCGACGGGCCGGTGCTTTGCGTGCCGCGTCCGGCGCTAAAGTCGGTCACGTCCATCTCATACGTTGACACGGCTGGCGTCACGCAGGTATTGAGCAGCGCCGTTTATCGGGTGGATACGGCCAGTGAGCCGGGCCGCATCGCCCTTGCCTACGGGCAGACGTGGCCTTCAACGCAGTCCGTCATCAATGCCGTTACGGTCCGCTTCGTCGCCGGCTACGTCGGGGTTCCCGAGCATGTTCGATGCGCCATCCTGATGCTGGTCGGCGAGATGTTCGAGCAGCGGCAAGAGAGCGTCACAGGAACGCTTGCGTCCGTCCCCTTCGGTGTGCGCGAGCTGCTCGGCACCGAAAAACTTTGGCACTACTAGGAGACCATCATGGCACTCCAGATCGGCACGCTGCGGCACCGCGTTACGATTCAAGCGGCAAGCGAAGCTCAAAACGCCATCGGCGAAATGGTCGAAACGTGGGTCGAGTACACCACCGTATGGGGCCGGGTAGAGAAGCTATCCGGGAATCGTCTGTTCGCCGCGGCGCAGATGGAGGAGCCAGTAACCGGCGTGATAACCATCCGCTACACCGACGGCATAACGCCGAAAATGCGCGCCGTAGTTGGCGGCAAAACCTATGACATACGGCACGCCATTGACAGAGCCGGCCGCCGTCAGGCGCTTGAGATTATGGTGTCAGAGGCGCTGAATGGTTGAGGTTCGCGGACTGCCAGAACTCAAGAAAGCATTAAAAGACCTGCCTGGCACGTCTCAACGACGCGGCATTCGGGCCGGCCTGAATGCCGCGTCAAGGTTGGTAAGGGACAAGGCCCGCGTGGCCGCGCCGGTAAGGACTGGCGTGCTCAAGCGAAACATTCAGGCGAAGCTTGGCCGGATTCGTGGCAACTCAATATCCGCCTACGTTGGCGTAGAGGCCGGGAAAGTGCCAGAAGCAGATGGTTCCGGACGCGTCCAGTTCAAGACGCGGCGCGGCGTCAAGTCGCGCAAGCTATCGGCCCGTGAAAGGCGCGGCGAAGACCCGTTCTATTACAAGTTCCAGGAGCTTGGGTTTACCGCCGTAGGACGCAGAAAAGGCGGCACAGGGAAAAAAATTCCAGGCAAGCACTTTCTCAGGAGTGCGATTGAAAACAACTCATCTGACATTGTCGAAGCGTTTACCAAGTCAGCAAGGGAGCGCATAGAGCGTGGCCGCTGAGGAGACTATTTTTGCGACGCTGTCCGGCAACGCCGGCGTCGCCGCGATCGTTTCGAATCGTATCTTCCCGTCAGTTCGACCTCAGGACAGCATAGTCCCTTGCATCGTCTATCACCGCGAGGCGACGCAGGTTATCCAGACGATCCATGGGGCGACGGCCCTTACTATTGCAACTATTGCCGTGCGCGCCGTCGCGGCAACGATGGCGACAGCGGATGCCATATCCGATGCGGTTGACACGGCGCTTGCCACGCACATGCACGACGACCGGACTTCGACCTACGATTCGGACGCCGGTGTTTTTATTTCGACGACAACCCACCTCGTGAGGGACTGACAATGGCGACTGCTATTCTTTGGACAAATGTGCAGGTTTCAATTCAATCGGCGATTGCCGCCGCAGACACGATCACCGGGATCACAAAGGCCAATCCTGGGGTCGTCACGTCAACCTCTCACGGTTGGGCCAATGGCGATTACGTCTATTACAACGTCGATGGCATGTATCAGCTCGACGAGAGGATTGTGCGGGCCGCCAACGTCACCGC